GGATATCAGCATCAGCCTTCCATTCTCCAAGCGTCTTGCAAAAATCAGGTTTATTTCTCCTCCACCTCAAAATAGAATCTTCTGATATATCAAGTATTTTTGCCACCTCAACAACAGTAAACCCCCGCCTAAAAAGCATCTCCATCTTTGCGACGATATCATCTGTATATTTGCTTGGTCTGCCCTTACCGAGCTTCTCTTGCTTTTTCAGAGTCTTAGGTTTTACGTTCTTAGCCATCTTCCACATGTCTCAAGTTATTTTATCAAGATGATACAATAGTGTCTCACATTAGTCAAACTAATTTGATACACTTTTTATTTATAAATACTTGATAAATAAGGGACAAGGGGCAATCTACACCTTATTTATATAAGAGCAATGATATTTTTTTTATTTTATTTTAAAAAAAAGCTTGACACGATAATAAAAAAAAATTATATTGTAATCAACAAAGGGCAAGGGATAACCAAAAATATAAAAATGGGGGGAAACTATGAAACACCAACCGCCGCATGAAGTGAGGGACATCGTTAAATTAAACGCCATGATTGAGACCCTTAAAAATGGCGGATCTCTACCCCCAATATTAGTATGTGGAGAGATAGCATACAGTGGGTCACATAGGCTGGTTGCATGGGATGCAATGGGCATGGACGCAACCACCATCGAATTCTCACCGGAGGAAATCGAGGGAGCAATGGCCGATATGGGTCTGGAACCATTATACGACGTTATAGATGATTATGATAATTTATGCGATACGTTGATACGAAATAGGCAAAATAACTAAAAACAAAAGGAGAACAGCTATGAAAACTATAACATACCCAATACGGAACACGACCCGAAACGCAATCATCACTATTGATGATCAAGGCGAAATTACCTGGGGTGAGGTGCTTTTACCCTCCCACGATGGAGAGGTGATAGACCAACTTCAGGACAAAAATTTTTTAGGCGTTGAAATATCGGACGGATGGGGAACGGCCAATAAAGCCATCTCAGGATACAGATCCATAAAAGTACTGTACGACTCACCACAAGAAGCACAAGCGGAGTTATCCAGAGAAGTCATAAAAATAATCACCAACAGAGTCAGCAGAGATGAGACCCCGTTTTTTTTAAAAAATTGGGCGTGTTAGCAAAAAATGAGAAAACTCTATGAAATGGACATCTGAAAAACCGAAACGGGATGGAGGTAAAGCAATGGCGTTATATGATGACCCGAGCAATGAATTGAATTCAAAGAAGTTCCACACAGGAAAACTATGTATCGAAGGGTGCGGTCGTCCAGCAGGTACAGCATGGAGCCCCCACTGGTGCTTCGAATGCAACGTAGAGAGAATCAATCGAATTAATAATCAATTTAAAAAGCTAACCAGTTCATTCACTGGACCTATAACAAACCATGCCAGTGATTAAGACGTTATATCATTAGTCAATAAATTGGAAGAGGAACAGAAAAATGGAACAAATAAAAACATTCGTATTTGACGAAAATTTTAGCGCAACAATAGAAACGATATGGAAAGGCCAAGAACCGGCCAACCTGAGCGATAGAATGTGCATGGCTGTAAAAATAAAGATTCCAGATAACCAAGATTTTAAATTTGGGAAAAGGCTACGAATATTTAACGGAGCGGATTTGTATGTTTCAACCGTAATAACAATCACTGTAACAGGCGAAACATGGCCTGAAGCTATGCGTAATTTACAGACATATGTTTTTGATGATCTTGAGATCCTGAAAGAAGCGTACCTGAAAAGAATAGATGCCCGTAAAAATGCAGATATAGAACGATAAAAAAGGTAAGGCATGGCCGATATTGCGGATGGGCCATGCCTTTTAGAAGGGGTGTGATGTGATTGAAAAGGACAAACTCAATATATATTGCGTCTATTAAAATTGCAACACTTTTGATTCGCTATTAACCAATTCCAAATATATCCCAAGAGTATGATACGCTTTTTTTATATCTTCAATTCCACCCTTGCTTGCTTCTCGCTGTAAATACGAGATCACATCTTTTTTCATTGCGCCCTTCAACTCTTCTTGCGTCATCCATTTCGATAATACAATCCATGGTTGGTATTCGCCCAATTTTTTGTAATGATCTCCCCCAACTTGGCTATTTAATTTGCTTTCTTTCCCCATCAACACCTCTTCCCGCCGTGTCTATACGGCCGTTTTTTGTTAATTTCATGTTTTTTGTGGATATCCGCTTCCAGGTCTATGCCTTGCGCAGCACACATATCAAAAAGCCTGATTGCGATATCGGCCAATTCCTCTCTATAATTTTGATTATCTCCAACTCTATACGCCTCAAGCGCCTCTGACACCTCGGAATGTAATAAGCATAACAGCTCTGGAATTGGCCGTTCGTCCTCCCACCAGCCTTTTGAAACTGATGTTTTATGCAAATCTTGCATTAATAATCTTAAATCCATATCTCTCCTATCCTAAATATTTAATATAAATGCCTGGAGTCAATTTATCATATGAATATGCCAGAGATTGATGGCATAACGGAATTAAATCAGGTAAATTTTTAGCATGAATATAATCATGCGGTATTGGATAAATGTATAGATGATCGCAATCATCATCAGGTACAAACCCATACGAGACAAAAAGATCAGCTATTATTTGGGTCGCATTATTAAAATCGAAATGATGTTTTGTACTCCTGATAAAATGAACGCCTAAACATATTGGATATTTGCCAGTCAATTTCAAAAAAAAAGGCTCACAAATAATTCTAAAAACAGGCTGCTTAGTCTTTAACTCTTTGACGCCATCCCTCCCAATTTTTGCTATTCCCAGGCTCGACAAATATTTACGGCATGTTTTAGACATGAAAACGCCCCTTGGAGTTGCTATTTTAGAGTTTTTCGAACTTGGGACGTTCCCAGGTATAAAAATATAATCTCGCATAATCACCCCTTTGTGACATCGATAAACTTGATATCAAACGGGAGCGGGGTTCTAACTGTGCCATCTTCCATCTCTACAATAGCTACTGTAAAATGGCTAAACTCATTATCACGTTCGTCGTAAGATATGCCCCAACAGTGGAATAACCCACTGCCTACTTCAGTTATGGTTGCAGGATTGCCCCTTCCATGCGGACATATTCTTTCGTAAACCATCACTTTTCGTTTGTCCATCAATAAAATCCTTTCAATGTTCATTCCATCGTCAGCCATTTTCACCGTCCCTGCCTTCCAGTAATTTTTTATATATTCTCTTGCACGCTTCGTCAACCAAATCGTTATATGAGTTGTTGGTTGGTACAATGTTTAAAACTTCAACCTCATCAGGTTCAAATGGCTGTTCACGTGTTTGCTTTTGCCCCTTCAAAACCGTATATTTAACATCAAATTCCAATTCAATGTCGGTGCTTATCGTTATTTTCATTCTATCAATCCCTTCTCCCTCGCAAGGTCATCCATATTTTTCAAAAAAGTTTTAGACCATTCTTTTCGATTTGATTTTGTTGCGTATCCTATCGTTTGATTGGTCATCATTTCGGCAATTGGGATCAACGTATCACGTGCCATTATATAGGCATGGTCTATTTTTGGTTTTTTGTTGTTCATTGTCGATTCGCTTCCTTGAATGAGTTGTATTTTGATATAATATCATACTTTTTTTCTTCTAAGAGATCAACATATTCTTTAAATTTTTCAATGTATTTGTTGTAATTGTCATCGCGTTCAACCCTCAAAATAAATGGTTCCATATCAGGATGATACGATATGAAAACCCATGATTCTAATTCATCAGCAACATAGAGGCTACCGTACACCTGAGGAACGTATTCAGTTGGTAATACTCCATCGATAATATATTTTAGATGTATTCCATCGGAGGGGCATTTAATTTCTAAGCCAAATTCCCCATCAATCAACCCGTCTGGAGAACAACCCAATAGCCCGCTATCATTTTTTTTAATGAATCCAACATTTTTAATGTCTGACCCTGTTATGAACCCATAATAATTTTTTGCGATAGGTTCCAAATCAAGCCCGCGCTGCATATGGTGATTGGTATATGAATCCCTGTCCATTTTGCCAGTGATAGTTTCACACGCCAATCTAAACGCCTCCCCATTTAATGAGTCTGATTTTTTACCGGTAGCAGTGCAAATATTTTTGAATCTGGAGGCAGTTAGGCAACCAGACCTTATATTCCACCATTCATCAGAATATTGCTCAAAATCATACATTATCATTTTGGGCCACCATCATTCGTTTCTTTTTTTCAAGCATAACAACAGCCCTTTCATAATCATTTGATTTCAAATCTTTGATTGATATAATTTGAAAACACTTCAAAAATTTAGATAGATCGGCCTTAGAATCCTCAAGCAATACAACAATATTTGCTTCCTGCTCTTCCGTTATTGTCTTTATGTCATCGTCAGGCTTTGTATATTTTGAGCCGTCCCAATAACCCATATACACATCTGCTCCGACTCCTAACATTTTCATGGCATTTGTGAGGGCGTCAGTTACCGCCATTTTATAAGCCTCATCAGATATGTGAGGCCCTGAGCTCTCCTGGACTTTCAATTTTGATCCACCGACCCCAGGGATCGCATCGCTCCATTCCCCATCTATTTTCACAGACAAATCAACATCGACAAAAATAACGATTTCATTATCAACATCTATTTGTCTCATATTCTTTATTTGGTATTTCCAATCTATGCCGCACAATCCATAGACTTCGGTCATACGCTTTATACGCCACATTGGTTTTATGTCGGTCATATTTTTAAGTCTACCGCCCGTTATCTTTTTCAATACCGATGCTGGCGGCGTTGCTACTTTGTCCCAAAAATCCATTGGCCCCATTGTTTTGTCCTTTCGTTGGTTATCTAATCATTTCGATCCACATTTATAGTCTAACGCCCCTGTTGAGCCGCGCCCTCGGAAGCCGAAGGCTGAGAAGGTGTCGGCTCCAACGGATTGTTATGTGGTTATCCTGCGTGAGTGTAAACGCAGATCGCCTCTTTTACTTCTTTCTGATACTGCTCATCCACGGCTTTCTTGCATTCTTCGTCGGTCATACCTTCTTCAATGAAAATAAGATTTTCCATCTCATCTCTGATGTTGTCTTCATCAGTTTCGATCCGCTCGCCACCATCAAACCACCATGGATTGATCTCCACTCCGGTTATTCTGTGGGCCGTCCATCCTGAATCACAGAGTTCGTCGGAATCGACACAGAAATGAATATCCATTTCTGGATGTTGCGCTTTCAATTCGAGTATTTCTTTCAGATATTCTTCTTGTGTTTTATTCATAATCCTCTCCTTTGATCCACATAACGGTTAAGCTCACTGGCTGCGATGTTTGCAGTCCAGTGAAGCGTTGGGTTATCTAATCATTTCGATCCACACTTATCGTCTAACAATTCATTTAATTGATTTAACTCTTTAAGAAGTGCCTCCTTACGAAGCTCGTACCATTCGCTGTCTATTTTAACAGCCATCCCTTTTGTAGCTGCCATAGCATCGCAATTGTCTATCCAGCCCCGAGCCTCATAACAAATAATATCGCCGTTGCTGTCAATTTGAATATGATCACCGGCTCTAAAAGTTCCATCACTGCTTTTTTTGTGACGATATATCTTGCATTAGTAATTAATTTTAACGTATTTGGCATTTTGTTTCACTCCAATTGCTATGTTGGGTCAATAACATTTTGTTAAGTTTACTGCGCTACGCTTGCAACTTAACAAGTTGTTAGACTTGATTCAAGTTCTGCTATTCTTCCTCTCAACGACACGACTTCAGATTCAAGACTGTCTTTTTCTTCTTCGAGTTCCTTGCGCCCTTTATCGCAAACTTCACAAAAAGTTGTAAACTCATTCGTTGATCTGCTTTTGTATTCTGTATTCCAACAAATCCCGTTTCCACAATTAGCGCACCACATTTGAAACTCGATCCGTATTTCCACGCGATTGCCCTGAATGTCAATATCTTCTCTTGCTGTTGGCATACAATCCTCCTTTTCGCGCGAAGTCAATAAGACCTATCTGATATTTCTTTTTTCAAACAAAAGTTCTTTTTCTTTAATGCATCATTTTCTTCAAGCAGTTTTTTGTTTGATTCTTTCAGCATCGAATTAGATACCTCTAATTTTTTGATATAATTTTTGGCATAGTCAAGGGCTCGATCCATTTTACATGTATCGCAAGTCTCGCCATTAATTAGTAAATCATGATTGCATCCACATTCCATAATTTTTGTCCTTTATTTCAATAATTTACAGGTTATAGTTATTTTATCTTTTGCCATAGAACCTCCTTAGAATGGTATGTCATCATCTGGAAAATTGCCAGTTATGGGCGGCGGAGTGTATTGTTCTCCTTCATTTTTTGGCGATAAGAAATCGATGCCATTTACTCGGATGTTTGTATAGACTATTTTTAATCCATCCTTTTCCGATGTCCTGTATTCAAGCTCCCCATTGATGTATAATTTTGACCCTTTTTTACAATATTTTGATATAAGCTCAGCCTTCTGACCAAACGCTACGCATCTATGCCAAGCTGTATCGTATCCACCCTCCTTTTTTTTCCTGGATGTTGCCAACGAAAAATTACAAATTGCCGTCCCGTCTTTTGAATAGATAACTTCTGGGTCACGACCAATGTTCCCAACCAAAATAACTAAATTCACAGACATCGAACTTTCTCCTCTATTAATCGGTTAAAAATAATTCAAAAAAATACCCTATAGGGTAACACCAATAACAAAAGTTAATTCAAAACGTCCCTATGATATATGTTCCTGAGCCCTTAAATTTGCATTTTTGAGACGACCCGCTATCAAGCTTTTTTGTTCTTCGCTTAAAATACGTTTTTTCCTGTAGGGGTTAGTCCCAAATCGGAACGGATAAAGGGCACAATTCTTCACAGGGCATTCCTTAACCTCAACAACAGATTCAGAGCTGCATTCCAAGCATTTAGCACGAATAGCCTTAACCGGATTGGTTATTTTCATTTAAGCATCCTTTCGAATTTGGTTCCGTCGCATTGATTCCCAATCGAAAACCAAAACAGCGCCATGATTTTCGAACAACCGGTCAATGGTTCTTGAACCAAGGTTCTCTTCGAGATCCTTCATGCTGAGATTTGAAACAATCAATGTTGGCCTAACAGCTTCATATCTTTTATCGATAATTTGATAAGTCAGAGCTATCTCAGTTTCCGTAAAAGTTTTTAGGCCTACTTCATCCAGTATGACCAAATCAAATTCGGATATAGCTTTTATAACCCCCCCTTCAGTTTCCGTTGCCCCTCGGCCATATGTTGCTTTTATCCTGGCCATCAAATCATAAAGCCTGTAATAGCCTACAGAGTAGCCTTTTAAATGCAGGTCAACCCCAACAGCGGTAGCTAAATGGGTTTTGCCTGTACCAGGGTTGCCTATGAATACCATGCAAGAGCCCAATTCCTTAACTTTATCGAAATTGACAACGAATTTAGAAACGCGCTCAACAACTGCACGCTGTTGGGGGTTGTTAATTTTATAGTTTGAGATCCTCATATTGGACCGTCGTTTAGAGAGCCACTCAATCTTTCCTTCTTCGGCCTTCAATGATGTCTCTACATCTTGTACACATTTTGGGCATTTAGAATAAAACGCCTTCCCTAAAATATCATGTTTAGTTGACTGGTACTCACCATGTTTAGAACAATTCATTTTGGTTTGTTCCTGAGCCGGATTTGTCATAGTAGGAAGAATCTCCGAAAGTTTTTTTAGATCCTGTTGTTCTGCCATTAGTGTCACCCCTTTTTTTATTTTCCCATGTTCGTATGGCTGCTCTCCAGTCCTTCATGGGTGTCTTACCAATTTTCCAACCCTTTGACTCATAAAAATCATAAAATGTTTTTGCGCAAATACCGTTTCCCCTCTCTATGCAATATGCGTCTATTTCCGCTACACTTGGTTTAACGAATTTTTTTGATGTAGGCTCACATGTATTATTGCCTATATATATATTATATAATTCTTTCCCTTCTTTCCCTTCTTTCCTTGTTTGTTTGTGGTTGATTGCTGGTTGGTTGCTGGTTGGTTGCTGGTTGGTTGCTGGTTGATGTGGATGGTCGTCTTGCTGATAACGCTCCCAATTTATTATTGTTATTATTGAAAATTTGTTGGTTGATTTTTTATGTATCAACCGTTCGGTTAATAAAAAACGAGCAATCGTTCGTATTTTCTGTTCCGATATACCCAACTCAATAGAAGCTGCCTTCCTTCCAAACACAAATTGGCCAGGTTCAAGAGGCACTAAAGCCGTCCCAACTAAAACATTATGTTTTTTCCATGACGCCTTCATTAAACACCAAGACCAAAAACGCCAAATGTCACGATCTTGGAATATGGTCGATTCAATTGACTTGCGCCACAATTTAACATAACCTCTTTCCATATTTCACCGGTTGTATACGAGTTTTTCTATAGCATTGTCGTCGATGTCTATATATGAATATTTTAAATTTTTAGATTGAGTATTTGTAACTGGTTTCAATTCCCAGTTTTTAAGGCCCTGCTCGCATTTTTGACAGCTTTGGTCATGCCATGAGAAACAACCTCTCACAGCTAAGGATTTAGCCCGCCTATTAATGCAATGCCTTATTGCCATTTTGCAATGATACCTAACACATGTGAAATGCTTTTTGAGTTCATCAATGTTTTCTATTTTTATTCTCTTCACAATTAACCTCATTTTAACCAAAAATGATTGACAATGACTCTACCAGGAATAAAATGATAGTAAATATCAATATCAGCCCGAACAATTCCTTGATTGGTTCATCGTTATCTTGCCTGTGTATCATTTTTTAATTTCCTCAATTGTTTTGTGTTGGCAATTTTGACAAACCCAATGAATTTTTATTATTGGTCCAATGTCGTCATATTTTACAACAATCATCAATGTTTCACATTTTGGGCAACGCATTAAAAGACCCTCCTTCTGTACGAACTACACGTACTTGATATATTTTGGATATTGTTGTATGGGGATATCCGGCATATAACATCCAATTCAATCCGGTCGTTTTGCTTGAATGCCTCACCTAATGAGTACGTGCAGTTCCAACAACAATTGATCTGATCATAGATCAAGTTTAGGCATGCATTTCTAAAATAGTTTTCGTTTTTGTCCATTTTTATTCCTCTATTAAAATATTAAAGATGCCACAACTTACATTCAGGAGCGTAAACAAAAACCTTTCCATATGCTTCAGATTCTAAAATAAAACCTTTTCGATAATGGGCGCAATCTTTCCGACATTTTGATGAATTTATTGGGCAATATTTGTCAGCCATAACTTCAATAAATTTATTCAATGCAAGTTCACCTTCTTCCTTCATGTCCTGTGTTATGATAGGTTTTGTGGACCCTAATATACTCAAAAAATCAAACAACAACCCATTTTTCTTCATGTTGCATCCTCCACTTCAGTTTCAACCACCAAATCATAGATATTCAATGGCTTGATCGATTTTCGGTTATTTTCGATTCTTGATAATGCAGACAAAATACCAAGGCCTCTTTGTTTGGAGATAGCAACCCTACCCTCCCTATATTGGAATATAGACCCAATTGATGATCCTGACTCTTTTGCGAGCTCACCCAACGTGATTCCTTTCTGTTCCATATAAAACTTTAATTTTGTCATTCATCCTCCATAATTAATGTTAATTGTTTATTGGAATATTACATATTTTTTATCGTGTGTCAATATTATTTTAATAAATTTTTATCTACCATATATAATATATTTGGCTCAACCATTACCAGATTATTATTTTTTTGTTTTAAATAATTATTGACATGACGTATTTTTTTTTATAATGTAGGTCTATAAACAAAAACCAATAAACTTATGGAGGGCAAATGGACGAAATGAACGAAATTGAAATAAATGGGTGTGTGTATGTAAAAAAAAATAGGGATGACATGCCGTATGTCATAGTGAGAACGCACTCGGCAGGTGTTTTTGCTTGTTACTTAAAAGATAGAAATGGGAAAGAGGGTGTATTGGTAGACGCACGAAGGTTGTGGCGTTGGTCAGGGGCTGCGTCATTGTCACAACTCGCTGTGGATGGACCATCAAACCCACAAAAATGCAAATTCCCATGTGTTGTTGGTGAAATAATTGTGACTGAAATTATAGAAATATTAACTTGTACTGAAAAATCTAAAAAAGCTATCAGTGAGGTTCCAGTATGGAAAGTATAATTGGCTCTGGATATGGTGATGGCTATGGGGATGGCTATGGTGATGGCTATGGGGATGGCTCTGGCTCTGGCTCTAGCTCTGGATATGGATATGGATCTGGGGATGGCTCTGGTGATGGATATGGGTATGGAGCTGGTGATGGCTATGGTGATGGATATGGAGATGGATATGGCTCCGGATATGGAGATGGGGATGGAGCTGGTGATGGAGATGGCTATGGGGATGGCTATGGTGATGGCTCTGGGGATGGCTCTGGCTCTGGAGATGGATGAAAATAAAACTATGATCAAAAAATATAGAGCAAGAATCTATTCCACCCCAGAGATAGACGAGGCCGAATTCGAAAGAGAAACAGGGTTTTTTCTTTTCGATGAAAATGGGGATAGAGTTTTAAAGAGCTCAGACAGCCATGCACACTTTGACACGTTCGCAGAAGCCAAAGAGTATCTTATGGACTATGCAAAACACCGGATTAAAGGCTATATAATCGCCATTACAAGCTCGATTGATTATCTTCAACAAGTGATGGAGCTGAATGAAAAAGACATCTAAAAAACAACCTCCAAAAAACGGGTGGGTCATATTGGCACAGTTTAAAAACATGCCTTGGTTATTAACAGCCATGTGGAACGACACATCCCAAAAATGGGTTGTTGCTGTGCCTCAAGTCGAGCCGTTTGAAGGAATGTGGACAGATTGTTATTTTGAAAATGAGTTTTTTCATGATCATGACTTGTTGGCATGGCAAGAATTGCCAACTAAAATTGAAGAGGTTGAGCCTAAATGAAAATAAAAGTAGTCAAATCTATAAAAGATGACTTTCACGAAATGGCAGGCCCAAGTCAAACAACTCATGCATTTTTATCAATTGACGGGATGTTGTTTGAGCTTGGTAAATTTTATGAAGGCCCGCACATGAATGAAGACACAGGGAAACGATTAGCAAAAATATTGGAGTTTGAAAGTAAATGTTCTGAAATTTTTGGTGATTGATAATTAATTTTATAGGAGATTGATGCAAATGGAATTTGAAGTAGGAATTGGAATTTATGATAATGCGAATGATATACTTATATGTATAAAATAAGGAGAATTAATTTAATAAATGGAGGTTGTGGAATACGAATAGAATTCGATTTCAAAATAAATGAAAAAAATGGCGTTAAAATTGAAAGACCTCCATATTTTATAACTACATGTTGGGAGCATCCTTACGATGTTAATGGCATCCAAAGTGCATTTATGAATTTGCTTGAAATGATTTTGAATATACCAAAATAAAACAAACAAAAAAATATATATAATTGGGGTGATGATGCAAATTAAAGCAAGAGATTTGTCTGATTTATGGTTCCAAGCTGTTTACAATGTTCTTGATGTCGGGAAGCGCAGGACCGTTGATCATGGCTCATACGCCGGTCAACAGCGTATCGAATTCGATATGTTCACGGCTTATGTCCGCTACCCAGGGGTCCGCCCGCTTCTACCCCAGATACCGGAGAGCCTTGGGCTTCCGAACCCGGTATCGGAAGACTACCTTGACAGCTACATGGCGTATCTCATGGAAGACGAAGTACTGCCCGGCGAGGGCTACACATACGGGCAACGGATTAAGCCTCAGATCCCGTATGTGATTGATGCGTACCGGAACCGTGGACTCACCAACAATCAAGTTGTGATTAGAGTAGCTGAACCAGACGATAGATTCCTTGACGATCCGCCGTGCCTCCAGATGATAGACACAGCCATTCGAGACGGGTATCTGGAGTTCTTCGTCTACTTCCGATCCTGGGAGCTGTGGGCAGGTCTTCCGGCGAACCTGGCAGGAATCCAGCTACTGAAAGAATATCTTGCTGCTGAAATAGGTGTTAAGGACGGGCCCATGACCGTTATGTCAAAAGGGTTGCATATCTATGGGTATGCTGAAGATTTGGTTAAGAAAAGATTGGGGAGGGCGTGATATGACAATAACAATAAAAAATGATAGATATGTAGATGAAAACGAAAATAGCTGGAATGTAAAAATTTTTACAAAAAAAACTGCTTCTGAATTATCCGATGTTTTTCTTAGATCTAACTGTTTCAATATGATGGACTGCTCAGGTTTAATTGACTGTTCAAATTTAAGGGACTGCTCCTATTTAAGGGACTGCTCAGGTTTAAGGGACTGTTCAAATTTAAGGAACTGCTCAAATTTAAGGGACTGCTCATTAATTAATTTTGGGTATAGAATAATAAATACGCTCGGTGTAAACTCTATCAGCACATACATAACACCACCGATAGGTTCAAGAGATGATCAAACATATTTTTATTATACAAAAGATTGGAACATGGTCAGGTGTGGGTGTTTTTGGGGAACACTCGAAGAATTCAAAAATAAAGTACATTCCACATATCCAGATGGAGAATACCGAGAAGAATATGATAAACAAATAAAAATTATGGAAGAAATGATATTGTAACTACAATATGAAATGTTGATAAAAGTATCCGTGGAATAGCAGGAAAAGGAGACTAATATGGAAGATTTTTTGGGGTTTATGAAAATGGATCGTTATAGCCGAGAGGTAATAGTCACAGAAAAGATCGATGGAACTAACGCTCAGATTCTTATTACCGAAGATGGAGGTTTTTTTACCGGGTCGCGTAACCGTTGGATTACGCCTGAAAACGATAATTACGGATTTTCCAGATGGGCTCACCGGAACAAGGACGATCTTATGGAGCTTGGCGTAGGTCGACACTTTGGAGAATGGTGGGGCTATGGTATTCAGCGTGGTTACGGATTGCAGAAAGGCGAAAAACGCTTTTCTCTTTTTAATTATGCAAGCAAGATATATTGTCAATAATGATTTGATAGAAATAGAAAAAGATATAAAATTGAAAAGACTTTATGATTTATTAATTTGAATTATTATATTTTATAAGGCTTATACCATTTGATATGATATAAGCCTTTTTCTCATGTCAATCGTATGGCCTATGATAATCATCAAAAGACTCCATCTTCTTGATCAATTTTTCAATTGAGGCGCTCAATTGATGTATGTCTTTTTGGATCATCCCAATTTCCAAATGGATTGTTTTTAAATCTGATTCATGCCTCTCCTTGCATTCAGTTTTAGTATGAAATTGCAACTCTCCACGTTCTGAATATAAAATTTTGTGATGAGTTTCAACTTTTGATCTAACTATTGCAAAAATACTTACTCCACCTACAGCTATCATCCCTGCTGAGATTATTTGATCTATCATCAATAACCCCCCTTGCCTTTACCCTTACCCTTACCTTTGTTTTTACCTTTGCAGCCCATATTATCACCTCCTTTTATTTATTTTAAACCCTCCAGGTGTATTGGCTATCGATGTTAGAATTTTGCCAATAGGTTTTAATTTTCTTGCTAACTTTGGAGGTAAAAGGTAGAGAATCATAGGATATAACATAGCAGCCAAAATAACAAAATTAATAATCTTCGTTGATAAATTATTTCCCAAGATACAATCCAACAAATATTTTATTTGGTTGATATCTATTGATTCTATCATAATCCCTCCATTCTTATTTTTGTTCCACTACCGACCTTAATAGATGATCCTGATGTTGTTGTAAATTTTTGGCCATCCTGACCATAAAGAAGCTCGAAATACGTTGGTCCTATACGGCTACTATTTACAATAACATCATCAATATATATATGCTCTGTAGGGCCGAAATTACCTTTATCACTCGAACCAGATAGAAGATATTCGTCGCCAGTTTGGAACGTATTATCTGTTCCTCCTCGTAATCCATCACATGTCAATTGGGTGCTGGAATCTTCTGAAGATACAATGCAATAACTCATATCTGTTACATTCCAAAGGTATTTCCCAATAGTGCCATTAGTTATAGGTTCAAAGTCTTGTTCCGAATCAATTAAAATTGTGGAACTGTTACCATCTGTGGTTGTACCTCTTGCAGTCTCACCATTATCATATCCTTCTTGATTATCTCAAGTTTCAGACATATCGTTTGAAGGTCGTTTTTATGCCTGTCCTGACACTCTTCTTTTGTGTGAAACTGGAGTTCGCCGCGATCGGAGAACAACACTTTATGATGGGTGTCTACTTTCGCTTGCAACAGCTCCAATGATGCCTATGATATCAATGTTTTCCATCACTCAACGACCTCCTGTGGCCATAGCCTTTCAATGGCGAGGTCTACAATCTGATCATCGGTGAGTTCTGTGTTGGAGCTGATCAGCAATCCCCCCATGATTAGAGTCCCGTCGAGCCGTATATCAACCAACGATTCGTGCTGTTCCACACGGCGTTTGTTCGCCCATATGATGTCAACAGTAATTTCAGGCATCGGTCACCTCCGCCTCATAGATTGCCTGGAGCAGATCCAGGATATCTTTTCGGTTGTACTTCACACCGTCGATTACAAACGGCCACTTGGTGATGGTCACTTCATCGATCGGGCCACGGATCTTCTTTCCATTGATGTCAATTATAGACCTGCCCTTACATACTACTTCGCCGTCTTCAACAACCACGGATACCAATTTTTCTGTCTGTGTCGCTTGAATAGTTTTACTTGTCATCTGATATACTCCACTCCGTTTATGGTATTGATTGCCCCGGTCGTGAACGATACCGGGTTCATGATAACACCGTTTATGACAACCAGGGCCGTTGTCCCATGGTCCCCACCCATGAACGACCGCCTATCTGAATGCCGAAACCCGGTTCCGGTCATGCAGATGCAAACGATCGCTATCGCTATCATTGCTTTATACATCACCGCACCTCCCATTTAGGATCAATAAGCACATACGCCCCGGACTCATAGCGCCGCAGATAAAGGTTGAAATACACAACCCCTTCCTGCGACGGCGTGAACGTAACCGAGCACTCTCTCCAAGCGCCATTGGCGTATGTTTGGGATGTGTTCAACACTGTCGTTCTCGTAACGCCTGATACTGTATCCAGGTAACGCAGTTCCAGTACTAAACTGCTTTGATTCAATGCCGTAGCCCACCCAACAGGCCATACCTTGAACGTCAAGGTTGTTGATTGTGCTTTGGCATACGCCGCCATGGGGCGTAAAGGAGACAGTATCAATTGGTGGGCTTTGGTAGCGTAAGTGCAATAATTATTTGGGACTGATTGGAGCACCCAAGAATTTCCAGACTCAGGAGTCTGCCAATCTGTATCTCCTGGTACCAACGGCAGGATAACCCCCGAATTTGCTCTTACCCGGTACGGGATTACAGCCGCCCCACCAATTGAACAGCCTTCCATCACAACAGAGATATCTTTTCCAGATGGAGTTACAACTTGAGGAATATCAATATTGCCGGTAATGCATAATGCTTGAGGATCTAAAGAAGATGAACACCCTATCACATCCCCAAATATAGTCCCTACAAAAGCACTTCCACCAATACTATTTGAACAACCAATAATATCACAATTAGCTTTCAAACCAGCGCACGAGGCCAACCCCGTGGAACAATTACCAATAACGCCTGTATATTTACCGCCGGTCATATACCAAATGGCTCTATAACAGCTTATAAAATCTGCATCAACGTCGTGATAGCTCCCATAGTAAACCCCATACCCGCAATTCACCACCGCACAGGCGTTCAGTTTCAATAGATACCCGTTATCTGAAATACGCTCCCATCCGACAAAAGAGCAGTTATCAAAGGTAACGAGGGCGTTGGCGTCTGTTTGGTTTAAATCGAGTTGAAGCCTTTCAGTAAACGACCCATAATCATACATCCCCCAAGTGGCCGAATTATCCCGAAGAATCACGTTCCTGGAAACCATTACTAGTTTCGAACGATGATTACTGTAAACCGCCGCATAGGTAACTCCTGGGGCTGTTTCTGATATAGTTATTGGAGTACGATTGTTTCCGGAGTCATACGCCCCTACGTTTGCAATGGTGTAGATCCACCCTTGAGTTTTATGCCCATCCGCTACCCACGTAGTGTTTTGGTGGATATAAAATTTCTGATCAACCGCCCATTTAGCGGTATAGTCGCCTTCTACGTAAAGCGTTTGTCCAGAAGTCCAGTCCGATTTTAAGTACGCATATCGCTCTATCTCCGCGCCCATGAGATTGATAGCCCCACCGTCATTAATCACCATAACTGATCGTATTGATGACCCCGTATCAAACCCAATGGTGACAGTGTATGCCGCCCCCACTCTCCCAACAGCCCCAGAAGTTCCTGTCCGTAACTCTCCACCGCTGTTAACAGTGAGAACAGACGTTGCTCCAAACAGCATCGTTGAATTTGCGGTAGTTGGAAAAGCTATCATTCCACCGCTGTTGACAGTAACGTTTCCCCAGGCGACCGCAGACGCCCCGGCATTGTAACTGACAGCGTGACCAATGATCACCACGTCACCAGCAACCGATGGATGTCCTCCGCCGCCCCACGTTGCATCAGTGTCCCAGTTACCAGCCTGTGTTGATGTATACGTGGCTGCAAAGCTTTGACCAGCCAACACCAATACAACGGCGACGGCGGCTCGAAGAATTTTATTTATCGAAAACAAGCGTCACCCCCACCGTTGCCGAGTTCACAGCGTTTCCAGTGATACTTATAGTAAGTTGTTCGCCAATCATTGGAAACTGAGCCTGTCCACTACTTCCATATGGAACACAATATCCAGACGTAGCATTGTTAACTATATTTGACCCATTCCCACCAAGAATGTCGACCCCACCCCATGTAACTGTTATATCTGAATTGTCAGTTGGTCCTGTAGTACCTGGTGTAATCTTAACATGGCTTAACCAATAACATCTGACAGTCCCTGTTTGTGATTCTGTCATGGTATACGATGGAAAAGAACCATCAGTATCATCAGCAGTAAATGTCAAAGTCATAGTTGCAATATCGCCATCTCCAAACATACCACGTCTAAGTATAACAGGGTCAGTTGCCACCACTGATGAACCAGCCGCAAAAATATCAGTCGATATCATCATGATAGATAAGAATATTAACATAAATTTTTTGAAAGCCATTTTAAACTCCTTAAAATATAGTTTCGATATATGGCGCATCATCTGCACCCGTTATACTTAACGATGACCCAACCTGTGACCATGTTGACCCATTGAATCTCATCGTATATAAAGTATCTGTTCCATTATCAATAACAGCTATATCAGTATTATTCAATGTACAACAACAAGCATAATCCATAGAGGCATGCATATTATATACTGATCCTGTTGCGCTCCATGATGACCCATTGAATGTATTGGTCTGAAGCTCACGAGTACCATTATTGATTAAAGCAACTGTAGTGCTTGTTAATGCTGTCACTGTCGACCCTGAGCCCATATAATTTTTAATTATTGAGGAACCTTGGGTTGACCAGTTTGTTCCATCAAAATAAAACGCTTGCATCGATGTCATGAAAGGTTCCAGCAATACTATGACAGAACTTGTTAATGAAGTTGCCCTTGGGCTTGTAATCCAAGTTGTTGAATAACTATTACCGAGTGTACCCCATGAAGATGTTAACGGATTCCATCGATATGCTTGCAGTTTATTCGCACCTGTGTGGGTCAATGCAATATCTGTTGTTGTCAATTTAGTTAACATAGGTGAGCCCATGCCTGTTACTTCATCACCAGTTCCAATCTGGCCCCATGAAGCACCACTAAACTGTTTAAAAGACAATATGTCTGTGTCAGAATCAGCAATGGCTAACCCGAATTCTCCCATATTTGCAAATCGTATTTTACCAGTTCCGCCAATCAAATAGTCCTTTGCTTGCCTAACCCATTTTTTACCATCCCATCCATAAATTTTGAGAGTACGATCGGAATCATCAATATATGTGATTAAATTTTGGTATGCGTTAACCGCCAATGCTCCTGTTAATCCTACATTCAAGGGGTCTCCTCCTGCCAACCAAAATATTTCGACTCGAAGATCCAATGCAATGACCCACCAATATTAGCGCACCATCCGACAATATATTGCGCTAATGTACCTGTAGCGTTTATTATTGATTCGTCGTTTGCCATTGCGTCACCATTCAAATAAAAATGCGTTCCTGACTCTGGGGTTATAGTGACTTGGTATTCATCCCCTATGATAAACATTACATTTCCATTGATATGAGCTGGCGACATTTGGAAAACATGATCAGCACCAGACGCTTTATAATTACTGATTACTGTATTTGTTGTTTCTTCTGTTGTAAGGGAAGATGGAGTGGAGGGATCTTCCAGATCTGCTACTGCTAATGCTCTAAATTTAGTTGCAGCCTCAATAAAGATCTGCTCCCAATATGTTGGTGATGAAGTAGGATCATGCCCAACGTTACCAGATGATAGAGACCTGTAATAGCTATTGTCTGAACCTGTCACAAGTTCTCCAACATCATAAATGATGTCAGTGTCCCATGTGTCGAATGCCGCCTTCCCGAATGTCCCACCCACAGGGTCAAAAACCTCTATCTGAATATCATCAGCATCAGTAGAAACTACGCGATAGGAACCAGATCCAAATATATCACCAGCTCTGCCATCTGCGTCAAGAATTACAGGGTTTGTATTAGGCGTAGCTTCCGAAACATCTGAATAGGTATCCTTCGCAGTGTCTGTTGATCCAGGTTCGTAGAACCATAATTTCCCACCTGGTAAAGGGTTTCCTTCTCCATCAAAAAATTGGCTAAACGCTTCAATAATTCTCGCCATACTCATCTTCTCCTTCTGGTGTTAAAGCAGCTACGCCAAGGGCGTTTAAAAGTCTGGGATTTGTTTGTTCTAGCATTTTTACTGTTTGTTTCACGTCTGGCATTGATTTCATTGCGGTTGCCATATCCATACGGCTAGCTCCTAACTTTGAAACGGTTGCAACTCCTCCAGCCAATTTAGCAGCATATGGCCCTAATCCAGGTATGTTACGTATGATAGAAAGCATTGCATCCATATTGACAGCAGCACTCCCCTTTGGTGTAGCCATAGATGAAACCGTCAAATCTTCCATTGATTTTGATATTTTCATCAAATCCCTGTAACCTTTAGGGTTACTCTGGAAAATAAGTTTAAGTCGGTCTTCGCCGATGTCTTTTAATTTTTTTGTGAACATAGCAGGAGAGACCATAACTTGACCATTAATCATCCTTGTTTGAGCTTTTGTGCTATAATCAATGATATCAAGCATTGTTGCTGCTTGCAAATTCCCCATGGCCTTCTTGCCTTTGAATCCTGACTTTCTTAGACTATCAACGGATCTTTGCAGCCATTCTATAGGTTGATCCTTTCCGACCAATTTACCATACGCTTGACTTGCTTCAATAACGCTTGCATTACTTCCGCTCTTAAAATCTGTTAGCCTTCCAACTATATCTTTTGGGCTAAACTCCCGTTTCATTTGATAAACGGTTTTTCTTGCATATTTTAATGGTATGATAACTTTTTGAGACGCTTCATCAACTCCAGCATCTTCAAGCTGAGAAATTAAATCATCTGTCGCATCATCAAGACGTTTTTTAATTGGCATTATCAAATTAGCCATATATTTAGCGTCTTTGCTTTCCATCAAATAATTCAAATGTTTTCTAAACGTATCGAAATTACCAACACTTAAAGGGGTTATTTTTTTAACTCCAGTTTCTTGAGCAACGGCTAACGCTTCTTTTGATTTCGTAAGACCGAATTCGGCAAGCAATGATTTTAAGGCCTTGACTTTCCCAGGTTCATAAATAGATATTTGGCGCATGTCATCAGCGTTGGGTAATACGTCCTTAAACTCTTCAAGGTCGAATGGTACATCTTTTATTTCGTTTGCGTTTTTTTTGGCAAGTCCATAAAGCCTTCTAATCCTTGTATTTAAGTTTTCTTCTCTCCTTGTCAAAGCGTCTTTTACAGATTCACCAAATTCTTTAGCCGATCCTGTCTCTTCCGCCATTCCCCTAACCCTTCCCTCAATCATGCTCGATTGCTCTCTCCTGAGGGCTCTCATAGGATCTGCGTTAGGATCAGCCATGGATTCCAACAGCCTTGCTTCAAGTGCTTGCTGCTTTGTATCTCTGGTAAGGTCTCCTTTGGTGACAGGGAAATTAGGATCTATGTTTTTGTATCGCGCCAATCTTGCAAGCTGTTCAGGGTCCGCATCAGGAGCGAGGCCCTCGATCAATTCAATGGAAGATGCTTTTAGGTCTGATAGATCAAGCCCCGCTTTATTAAGCACCCCTTGCAGCTCTTCAGATGGCAACCCGTCAGGTGTAAAAAGAGTTCTTGCAGGAGCCTTACCTGTTATTTTAGAAAAAAGTTTATTAGCGTAACGATGCATAATATTTTGAACAGGACCACCCAAGCCTGCCGTAACCCCTCCCAACGCCGCCCCTGTCGCTTGACCATATTCATCTTCACCAGCTCCTCTTGATATTGTTGCGCCCAATGCTGTTCCATATGCAACATTTGGTGCATGTATTCTTATGACTTCGGGTATCATTGTCTTTATTGTATCATACCCAACACGTTCTGCAATTTTTTTTGTCGCACCTGAAACTATTGGAGCGGCTGCTAATCCAGTCGCGGCTAATTCTGCGGCTGTTATAGGTATAGCCTCTCCTAATGTCTCACCAATAAATGATGTATATGGCCTTTCTTTTTTTAATGCCTCCATAGCTCTTTGCTCTGCTATATCAGGCTTATCTGTAAGTCCAAGGCCTCTTCCTATGGTATACATTCCTTTACCTGTGTTGATAGCCATAGATTTAAGTGGACCTTGTTCCCTTGCCAATTCACCGAACGCTGAAAGATCGTTAAAGTTTTCCGGCGTTATAGCGTCTTCTGGACCAGTGTCAACCGGTTCTTGTGCCTGCTGTTTCTGACCTCTCCTCCTGGCAAGTTCGGCCAGCGCTTCTTCTCTTGTGATCGCTACTTTCATCATGGTTGTTCACCATTCGCAATTTGTTCAAGTTCTGAATCGCTCATTGTTGAAATTTTTCGGTCTTTGTATCTTTTATTGGCCTCTGTGACTGCTTCAGCCCATTTGTTATAATGCTTTTGTATTTTTAATATATTAGACCTAAGTTTTTTAGCCCCCATTCGATAATCAAGAGCGGCTATTGTCCTTTGTAGTTGCCTAAGCTCTTCAACAGCTACGCTTCCTAAAGCTCCTCCTGTTGGAGAAAGTTGTTTCATTTTAGCAAGCTCATCAAACGCTAAATTAGATGTTAAAACATCTAATGCGCCTTGAAGCTCCACCATTTCAGGGTCTCCAGTAGCGGCCCAAATTCTCCCAGTCCTACCAGTGTTTTGATCTGTAACAAGTCCAGGTATGCCCTTTTCTCTATTACCAAGTAGCTGTTCAACAGCATCGTCAATGGTTGCTTTTTTGTCCATTATTGAACTTATGCTTTGAGTTCTTTTCTCTTCTGCTGCTTGCTGTTCCATTGCTGGTTTTGATCCTGGGATAGCTTCCAGGGTTCCAGATTGAGTTCTTCTGTAACCTGGTGGTATTTTCCCGTATTTCTGTTCAATTTGTTTCTGCTGCAATTCATTTTCAAATTTTTGTCTTTCTAAAGCATTTAATTCAGATCGAAGCTGATAATTCATCCCTGATAGCTCTCTATCTTGGGCCATCTTATCATATCCTCTTCGATTCTCTGCCTGAGCCTTCCATGCCCCAGTTTCAGCCGTTAATTCTTTTACCCTTGTTTCTCGTTCTTTCAATTTGAGGTCATTTGCTACATCTGTAAGGGATTTTTTAACCTCTACATATCCCATTTGAGCGCCATGATCGACCGCTTTTAGCAATGTCTTTTTAAATTTATCGCCGCTCATTTGTAATAGTTGCTGACTACCCCGTAGGTATATTTCGTCTGTTGATGGGTCAAGCTTCGACATTGCAATCTGAATCATTTGTTTCGCTACGTTCTCATCATCAAACGAATAATACATTGCCGCAGACATATCCTTGAAATAGTCTTGGGCTCTTTGTTTGTTGACCATCTCCAATTGTTTTTGTTGAGATAGTTGAGAAGATGCTTGTTGACCTGCTATCTGCGCTTTCATGGCCTGATTAGCAAGTAGGTTGTTTCTCATTGAGATACCAGCATTCAACCCACCAATTAAATCAGGCGCTGATCCCTGGGCTATCATATCTAAAATACCCACTGTTTACCTCCATTATGCTAATAGGCTTAAACCGATTAGGCTCATCCCCTGGCCTAAAAGATTATTGAAAGAATTGGCCTGACCAATAAGACCGGCTGCTTTTGCATCACCAGACTGCTGTGCAAGCTGCGCTAATGTATTACCAGTATTGAGGTTTATATTTCCTAATGCAAGGCCTCTACCTGTTGCTAAATTAGCAAGTGTATTACCACGGCTGGCAAGGAAATTGGCTAAATTAGTTGAATATTGATCCAACGCACCAGCCGCAGTGTTTCCAAATTGTGCTCCTGTTGCCCCTCTGGTTTGTGCCCATTGAGATATTAATGAAGCAAGGTCGTTGCCTGCTGATTGCTGTAGGCCTGCAACATTTTGACCGGCTGTCGCTGATAGATTGGCAATGTCTGCCCCCGTGCCTCTCTGCACGCCGACTATGTTCTGCGCTGTTGAAAGGCCTGTGTCAGCAAGAGAAGAGCCTAAAAACTGTCTAAGGTTGGCAGTATTTAGAGCGCTGTTCGATGCAAGGTCAGCAAGTGAAAGACCTGTAGCCCTGCTGATGTCGCTAAGCTGCGTCCCCATTGTCGATCTAAGTTGTGCCTCAGTCATACCAAGCTGAGAGGCAAGGCCTGCCAATGATTGCCCTGTTGATGATTCATATCCTGCTAATTGAGTACCAAGATTGGATTGGAGGTTTGATATATCTCCTCTATATCCCTGGTTGGCTGCCAGCGCTGCAAGTTGATTCGAACGAATTATATCGGCTGTTGTCTGGCCACCAGCCATTTGCCAATTACCCTGATTTGTTGCTGCGCCTGCTCCTACACCAGCTATAGAACGCATATTTTCAAGTGTTTGTTGTTGGTTCTGTGCCGCTATCCCATAGGCTTGCTCTTGAAGTGCGCTTCTTACATTACCACCGCCCAGACCACCAATGGCAGCCGAATTCCTCAACAATGCTTTTTCTTGCTGTTCCCTTAAATATTTCTGCCCTGGGCTCTCAATGAATTCGTTTATGGCTTGCTGTTGTGCCTCTGGGCCAAGAGCTCCAGAAAGAGCCGCTTCCCTATTCGCTGCCTGGTTGCCAAGATTTGCATAAGTGTCAAGCCCTGATACAGCCCTTGAAACTGCTTGGTCAACCCTGTTCACGGCTGCCGTTGGGTCTGTCAACCGGGCTACATCTGCAAGACCGGCCTGCAAATTCGATATGGCATTACCATAGTTTGTGTTTAAATCTCCCCTAATACTTTGAAGCGAGTTTGTAAGATCTGCCCTTGCTGTTCCTGCTCCTTCCCTGGCGGCATTGATTGCTTCTGACCCATAGTCCCTTATAGCATTTTGCGCTTGGGTTGCGCCTGATGTTATCGTACCCGTTCCGGTTTGGTATGCGTTAGCTATATCGGCTATAGCTGCCCCAACTCCACCAGATAGATCGGCCCGCCCTTGCTCTTGGGCCTGTCTATATGTGTTGACAGCATCATCCCTTCCCTGTAGTAGAGCATTCTCGCCAACTTGATAAGCTCTTCCATAGGTTGCAAGTGCGTCGGATGAACCTTGTCTAAGAGCCTCAAGAGATTCACGCTCGCCTCCTCCCTGGATGGCGTTAACGATGTTGGCTGTATCGTAGATCGTTTTTAAAACATCCTGATTGCCACTCTGAAGCGCCTGTTTGGCCCAATCCATTTGTTCGGCATAGAGTTTGAACGCCTCATTATAATCTTGGACAATAAAATTTCTTGCTTCATCTGCAGCTTGCTTTGAGATTTGACCGGCTTCTTTCTGTGCTTGCACTATTTCATCAGCCGCTTCATCAATCTTATCGCCGCTTAGGTTGTCATAAACCTCCTGGCCTAATTCGTATGTCGATGTTACCGCCCATGGAAGTCCTAAGGTGGCTACATTACCGATATCGCTCCAACTTAAACCTCTTGTTGGGTCTTCAGTCGTTGTTGGAGTAGTCCCACTTGGTTTCTTTAGTGCTTGCCATTTTAAAAGGTCTGGGCCTGTAACAGGCTGTTGTATAGCTGGCGTAGCCTGTTGCAAAACTGGCGTTGCGTTTTGAAGCGTAGGAGGAACGTTTTGAGCTGCTGCCGCTAATATAGTTCCTGGATCTTGACCCTGCAAACCGAGTTGTTTAGCCTGAGCCTGTAGATTAGCAAGATACGCTTGGCGCTCTTGTGCTTTTCTTAATTTTTCTTCTTCAGTTAAGGCCATGTTTTTAAACCTTATTGTATTTGATTGAATACCGTACGTTTAATGATAATCCCAATCTGTTTTTGATAACTATGTTGGAGCCATCATGGAAAATGCATAAATCACCATCTGAATCAGAATTGGCGACATTTGACGATGAATCGTTTATCGTTACAGTACCGGCGACATTAAACCGAAATGTTGCCCATTCTTGGTTGTCACCTGCCATTACTTCACCATATCCAGCGTATCCAGTTTCAAGTGATGATGTTGCGTCATCTTCTAAAGTAACGTTGGTTTCAAACGTATTTACTAACTTATTGATATTATTTATCATTGACAAAGTAAACCTATGGAAATACCTTGTCATTGCCCCAACTTCATCCGTTGCCTGATATGACGGGTCGTATGTAGGAATAGTTTTTACCATTATTCAACCTCCACTTTTATGATTACTGGTTTGACTTGAGACGAAAGCCTAAATCTCAAGTATCCAAATCGTTGGAATAATCCAATGCCCCTCCATATAACTCTTCTTGCATATTCCCCAACACGACCAAGCCCCCTCATTCGTTCAAAATCCCATGTTTTCCCATCCCGTGACGCCGCCATTGTCATTTTGGGTTCAGGGACAGCGTTATTTCCAACGCCAGATTCAACAGTCAATTCAACTTTTGACAGGGCGAACGAATCACCTCCAGATTCAAAAACTTGAGTTGAGAATGTCCTGATAATATCCCCGCCGTATTCTCCATATATGTCTGGAGACATCCTTCCAATCCTTCCGTCGTAGCTATCGCCGACCAAAAATTCGCCATTGAGTTTGACTATTGAATTGGCTCTCCATCTTTGGTCAACTTCTTGGACTCGGCTTCGTCTTTCATGCCACAGGCCAGTTATGGTATCATAAACAAAGGTTGTGTATCCATCGAACGTAAAACATACAAACGATGCCCCATTTGCAGAATACGAAAATCCAAACGCCGATTCTATTTCTGCTTCTGTTAATGAGTTGAGATAGGAATCTATAGCATTGTGAGAGATTTTTTTGTATCCATTACCTTGGTAGGCCCATATTGCTGGTTGCTCGTGTTTCCCACCGCCAACCATAAAAAAAGTACCATTGGCGTTTACAATAGCATGAGGAGCGAAACACCCCTTATCAATGAATATTCCATTTCGTGTAAATGCGAATCCAGCACCGCCAACGTTTTGAAAACCCTCTGTTGTACTTTTCCCCAAAATGAGTAGCATGTTCTGGACTACTACAGGAGCTACAGGGAAATCTGGGTCACTTTCTGCACTCCCGAAGTCAAGGGCGTTCCATGATGTACCATCATTAAGATCTGAAATGATCCATTGCTTAGTATCTGTTACGCATGCGAAATAACCATCGATGAAAACAAGAAACTGCGGGTTTCCATTAGCGTCAAAGTCGCCATCCGAAATTGTTACTAAGCCGCCAGCTACGGTATATATATAACCAGTGCTGCCAGGTACTAAAATCATTAATTGGGCACCGTTATCGGCCATAGAGACTCTGGAATCGCCTGTGATATCTCCTAATGATGTAACGGTATAATCCGAATCGCACGAATACAGGTGTGAGCCATTAACAAAATAAGCAATGTCACCCATTACATGAGCACCACGGTTAATTTCTCGTGGGTTGACAGTAGCCGCAACAGATGTGGCCCCAGGAGTTCCATAGAGGATTGCATCAGACAAAGCCCCTGGTGATTCCTGTATAGATGGGTAAAAATTAACGCACTCTTGATGGGAGAGCGGCAAACTCTTAGCTCTATAGAATCCATTTGCTATCTGTAACTTGATGCTCACTCATCAAACTCCTGGATAAAAAATGGTCCTTCAATCTCACTTGCTAAAATGTCATTACCTGATCCGGTTGGTAGAGAGTCAGGAAAATCCATTTCGTCAACCCCTACAGCTATTTTGTATAATTCTTTTTTACCGATGATCGCGTTAGCCATTACCATTTGGGATGGATCTGTTTTGTAATAGTATGGCCATAGTTTAAGGGCTAAATTGGCTATCACCCCTCCATATGCCCCTGAATCAATTGTAACTGTATCAGTTGGATCTGAAACGGATGTATAATCCAGGTCAATCCCATCTGCTTCAAATGACGCCATCATTCGGTTTAATGTTCTGATTCCTCGCTCCATATCGACATTTTCAATTGGCTCTTCGTCTCCAGTTACTAAAATCAATCTCAATGCATCACTAATTATGGAACGCGCAGTTTCAGACATGTTTTTTCTTTTCCCACTGCTTTGTAATTAATTCGTTTGGTGATATTCCATATTTGATAAATATCGATTCGCCATCTACATCACCAAGAATTTTAACAATTTTACTGTTATCCCTAAACCAATAGTGCTTTAAATCGGTTGCCTGCCTGAATGTTTCAGGATTAACGATAGTACGAGTAGCGCCCTTCTCGATAAAATGCCCATCGTATTCATTAGGGCACCAGAACTTTACATCATCAAAATATAGCGTCCCCATAGTTCTCCTTTGATAGCGCCGCCCTTTCAGACGGCGCATTAGATTACAATCCGAATGATTTACCGCCAAACATTGGGTTCATAACTCCAAAGGCAGGAAGTATATCGAACCGAATTTTATTCTGGTTTTTGTCGCCATCTGCGTATTTAGAGACTCTAACGCTGATTCCATC